TCGCTGCTTTGTTAGCAAGGATGCCAATATTAACAGAGTCATTGAATACCGCATAATGAAGAAGATAAGAAACAACTGTAGTACTTTTGCCAGTTTGACGGGGCATTTTACAGATGTTAAATCTATTTTCATGAAAATTATTGATTAATTTTTCTTGGAAATGATATGGATGAAACTGAGTAAGACCCTCATCCAAAGAAACAATTTTTATGTAGTTATTAGCAAAATAAACAGGATCTTCTTTACATCGCATAAACTCAAGAATTTCTTCTTGACTAAATTCAATAGCAGTATTTGCTTTTTTTAGGTTAGGATTACCAAGATATACTTCACTCATACACTAACCTCAACAATTCCAAGCTCTTAATGATTTGTTTATTCTGCTATCTGGATCTCTTGCAGTTTTAGCAGACGTTAATTTCTTCTTCATACCTTTCATTCTTGCACAGAATGATGCTCTTCTTTTGTTACCCTTCTTTTTAGATGGAGCTTTCAGGTCAGAACCAGGATTCTCTGCTTCATAAGACTTACGTCCTTTTTCATTGAGACCACCTTCTTTGTTCTTACCTGCTGATTTTGTCCATGCAGCACCTTCCGCATGAAGAATCGGTTGCCCTGGTTCGTAGTCTGAAACCATATAATTTAGTAGTCTGGCACCTGGATAAATTTTCTCAATCTGATCTTGAACGTCAGATTTTTTAGGTACTGAAGTTTGTGGGAAGAATATCTTCAACATAATAGTTGAACTTCTAAACCTAAAAACAGTGTTTATAATATTACCAGTTTTTGCTGGAATTCTTACTGCCTCATCTACTTTCTCAAGTGATGGACATTCTTTTTTGCCATGAACTGGGCACTCATCACCTTTGTTAGTATGGACACAATCCATTTTTTCATCTAATGGAGTTTTTGATACTAAGTTAGGTTCTTCTTCTTCTTTTTTAACGCAGTTTGGATATCTTTTTCCAAACATGGTCTTCATACCCTTTTTAGTATAACCTTTCCAACACTTTTCTCCAAGCATTTCACTACCAAGACCTTTTGTTGCCTCTAGTGGTTCTGGTTTAACTAAATCTATAGATTCATACTCAGTTGGAGTAAAAGTATCTCTCCAATTTATAAACTCTTCTTTTTTAGTTTTATTACCCCAATTAGCAGCACCTTTCTTACGGCACTTAACTAAAGCACCTGATGCATATGCAGAAGGCCATACGGAATAACGAGACTTAACCTTATGATAGCAAGCATCTTTCTCACCTGCTGCCTCATCAATATCAATTTCATCTCCAACTTCTACATTATTTTCTGCGAACCATCCACGGTTTACTTCTAATGCACATAGAACATCTCCATTAGAAGCAACTGAACTCTCATCAAATGGTTCTAATTTTTTAATACTTTCAATGATTCCTTCTTCTGTAATGAAAGCAATATCTAAAGGAATTTTTGTCTCTCTCATATGGAAAGACTGTTCTGCAACTTCATCAAAAATAAACAGCATTCCACTATTGATATCCAAACTCTCACGGAACATTAACCCAAGATTGAAATCTCTAATCTCAGTAGGAACTTCAACTTGAAGTGGTAAGGTTGTAAATTCTTCTGTTTTCACGTTAATTGCCTTCCCTGATCTATTTGGATTTGGATCTTTTGAATTCTTTCTACGAAACGCTGCTTGCTCCTCATCTTTAGAGAGATTACGTTTCATTTTACTAGAACCACACTTTGGTTTTGTGGTTTGTCCTGGTTGCTTGGCACAGGGTTTTCCGGAATATTTTCCACCTAATTGAACCCATCCAGGTTTTCCATCAGATGACTTACTCTTACCAAACCAATCACGGAGAGAAGAGTCTCCACTCTTAGATTCTTCAGTAATTCCAGAATCAGCAGCTGCAGATTCAACTTCATTGTCTGTAGCGTCATCTACAGAATAACGATTCCACATCTTGGGACCAAATGCACATTGTGATTTAGTTTCTTTCTTTTTACAAAGTCTGCAATACTTTTTCATTTAATTAAAAAGAATCCTAGATATTTATATAAATTATCCGTCAAGTGCTACAGTAAGACCAAGAGTCATACCTGGTAAGGACTGCCAATTAGTTCCATCATAGAATTCCATCTTTTTAATAGTTGTATTAAAAATTATCGCACCTTCATCAAATGAACCAGCATCTCTTTGTGTTGTTGTATAAATTGGTGGATAGAAAGCAGTTGATGCTTTTAGAGTAGCGGCAGTAACAATACCAGTGGTATTAATAGAAACAGTCGTACCAATACCAACAGATGCTTCTTTACCTTCTCTATCACTAAATACAACTTCTCCAGAAGAACCTTGATGTATTCTGACTGTAGTTGCAGTACCAATAATTATTTCATCAATACCAGTAATTTTTCTCTCATTTGGATCAAGAGTAATTGACCCTGTACCAATTGTTAAAATACCAGTAACTCTTGCATCACCATTTACAACTAAATCTTCATTATAAAAACCAGTATCAACACCAACATGTAACTTAGTCGCAGTTGCTACTCCACTAACATTCCAATTTCTAGCATTTGCCTCATCATAAACAAGATCACCAGTAACATTTAAGTTTCCACTTAAAGTTAAATTAGTTCCTGTTGCATTTTCTGCTAATTCGGATGCAGCTCCACCACCAACTGCAGTGCTAGCAATGCCTACCCACTTAGATCCATTGTAAATTAATAATTTACCCTGACCGGTAGTCTGATCAAAAGTTACATCATCTAAATCTTTAATGAATCCAGCACCACCTCCACCAATAGTAGCAATCTGCTGCTGAATTCTGTTAATGAATAGTCTGTAATGATTTTGAAGATCATCAAGTGTTGCAAACTTTTGATCTAAAGGAGTCAATCCATCTGAAGAATTATTTGTTGATGGATTTCCTGGTAAAGTTGGATTATCTTCAGTTAAAAGTTTCTTTTCATTTATCTCAGAGATAGTCTCTTCAAGATAATTAATTTTATCAACTAATTCTTTATTTTTTTCTTCTAATACATCTAACTGAAGTTTATCAAATACTCCTTTGATCTCTTCTCTAATATCTTCAATATTATCATTTTGTTTCTTAATATGCTTTTCGTTAGCAACAAGGTCCATTTCAAGACCTTTCATCTTATCAGAAATGTTATCTCTAAATTTACTAACTTCAGTCTTTAAACTGGCGTGATAATTTTCATTAGATTCTACTAAAACATTTTGAATTTCTACAATATCTTCAGTAACTGTTTCTGCTAAAAAATCAAATCTCTTATGATACCTTTCAATATCTTGAGAATAATTTTCTAACTTTTCATTTTCACTAACTTCTCTTTTCTTAAAATCTTTATACAGAGACTGATATTTTTTAGAGATAGAATCTATCTCTTCTTTATACTGATCAGCTACATCTTTAAGTTCTTGTATTTTTTCAGAAGTTTTTTCTGGAATACCTTCAGAAATAAATTGAACTTTTTCTGATAAGGCATTAACTTTAGAAAGAACTTCTTCTTCTAAATTTTTTACTTCTTTTTCAGACTTAAGTTTAGTTTCAATTAAAAGATTACTATACTTTGGTATTTCTGTTTCAGTAAACAGTTTTACTTTTGCATTAAGATCTTCAATATCTTGTCTATAAGAATCAATTACCTCATTAATTTTTTCTTCTGTTCTTACTTCGGTTTCTGCAAAAAGTTTATTATATTTTGGAAGTTCTTTTTCTACTAACTCACTGACATTCTTATTAACATCTCTAACAGTTTCTTTAAATTCTGCTTTGACTATATTGATAGAATTTTCATTTGCACTTTCAATAGAATCTAAAGCAGCAGTAACTTCGTTACCTACATCTACTCTAATAGTATCTAAGTTTTCTTCTACATTAGTTTTAAAAGTATCAAACCTACCATCTACTCTAACTTCAGATTCTGAAATTAATTTTTTATACTTTGGCGCATCAATGCTAAGAAAAGATTCTACTGAGTTTGAAAGATTTGCAAAATCTTCTTTAATTTTTTCAATAGTCTTTCCATTAACAGATGATACTCTAGATTCAATTTTTGTTATTGATTCATCTACAAAAAGAAGTTGTGCCATCATGGCACTATCTAAATCTTCTTTTTTAATTAATGTTTTTATCTCATCTTTTATACTACTAATTTCACTAGAAACAGTTTCTACTTTTTCTAAATTTTCTTTAAAACTATCAAAAGTAGAAGTAAAATCAGATAATGATTGTATATGATTTAAGTTTTCTTTGAACGTTCCAAATGCCTCCGAAACCTGTTCTATTTTTTCTGGACGCGCAGAATCATAACTCTCCTTTACTTCATCAAGGTGAGTTTTTTTATTCTTACCAAAAAAATCTGAAGGCTTCTTTAGTGCCACTTTAATATATCTCCTCTATCTTTCTATTTATTGTCCTCTTTTAATCCATCTTTGAGCATCTTTGCTAATTCTGCTGTAGATCCTACAAACAATGCATTGTTGACTGTTGATGGCCCTTTTGATTTACTTTCTTCCTCTACATCTTTTAGTTTTTTCTGAAGATCTAATAATTTATCTGTTGCATCAGCAACATTTTTAATCAATTGACCTGCAACTTCATATGCTCTAGGCATTTCACTTTCTTGAGCAAGTTCTAAAACTCCATTAAGAGCTTCTTGTCCTTTTTCAATAATAGAATAAAGATTTCCTCTAGTGTACTCATAATCTTTTTTAATATCGTCAACACCTTCTTTTACTTTTTCAATTTTATGTTCAATTACTTCTGGTTTAATTACATCATCAGAGGTATTAAAAGTATCATTAAGGTTATCAAATTTTTTTGTCATTAGAATCCACCATCAAAACCAAAATCATCTCCAGTTTCAATCAATGCAGTATCTGCAGCATCAATAATGAATATCTCTTCACCCGTTAAGTGATCAGTAATAGTTGTTCCATCTTGACCTCTTTTCACATTAATTTTATTACCTGTTATCTTAGTAATGAATATTTCTTCTCCATTAAGATCAACATAAGTGTTTTCAGTAAGTCCACTAGCATCAACAACATTGAATGATGTTTTTGCTCTTGTAATATCTTCTGCAAGAGTTGTTGCTGCGTTTCCTGTATAATTCTTGATTGCTCTTGGTTCTACAGAATAAGTAACCTCTCTTGTGGAGTTGGAAGTATCTGTACCTGTAAGATAACTGACAGTAGCCTTTTTGATGATATCCTTGGTTGCCTTAGATGCAGGACCGAATAGATATGTTTTAGCAGTAAATCTTAAAGTATAAAGAAGAACTCTTCTACTAGAAAAATCTCCTTCATAGTCATCTTGCATTGTAATATTTTCTAATACAACAGGAATGTCTCTTTTTTCCTGAAGTCCTTGAACTAATTCAACACTAACATTATATGCTGGTTGGAAATATGGTAAAATTTGTTCTACAATTTGAAGAGCATCATCATTTAATTTGCACATAATAGCAAGTTCAAACTGCATATTATATGGAACTGGCATGTAAGACTTTTTAGTCTCTTTT